GACTCAAACAAAGGATGTACTAAGCCGTGGCTGCTGTCATCGACGCCACTTTGGGTGGGGCTTCGGCCAACTCGTACGTGACGCTGGCAGACGCCGACGCCTATTTCGAGACCACACCCGATTCTTCAACGTGGACCGATAAGACCAACGACCAGAAAAACCGCGCCCTGATTTCCGCAACCCGCTGGATCGACGCACTGAGTTTTTACGGCGACCGCTGCAGCACCACGCAAGCCCTCAAGTGGCCCCGTGAGGACTACACCGTCGACGGCATCGACCTCGCCTGCACACTGATTCCCGTCGGCATCGAAGTCGCTACCTACGAACTGGCACGTGCTCTAGCCAACGACACCGACGCCATCACCGGCAGCACCGGCACCACAGGCATATACGACCAAGTGGAACTTGGCGACCTCAAAGTCAAATACAACAAAACCAGCCAAACAAGCGGCGTAATCAACAACGTCTTCGACGTGTACCCCTGGCTCCAGACCTACCTCGGCCCGTACTGCATGGGCGGCGCTGCAAACACTGCTGTTCGTCTATTCCGAGGTTGACATGGGCCTGATAGACACCACTTTCGCCGCCCTGCCGACGCAGCTTCTAGCTGACTGGGGCACCAACGTCACTTACATTAAGGCTGGCACCACCGAAACCTACAACCCCGTAACTGGCGGGATTACAAGCACCGAAACCAGCCTTACTGTCAGGGCTTATATCGGAAAAATTGAGCCGAAAGAGTTCGACGGTTTTTATCAAACAACAGACATCAAAATAATTATGGGCACCAAAGAGCTTGGAACGTATTACCCAACTGTGCGTGATCGTATTCAGTACACCGAAGCAGGTACTACAAAAGTAGGACGCATCATCGACATTCAGACCTATCGTGGCGACAATCCTGTCCTCCACACACTCATCGTGAGGCCCCAATAATGGCACGCAACGGTATTGGTAATTTATTAAAAGAACTAGATAGAGTAGCAGCCACAACTGTGTATAACGGGCCAAAAAGATGTGCGGAAAGGGTAGTACGCGACTTACAGGAAAAAGGTCCTGCCTGGACAGGTAAATTTTCTAATTCTTGGCAAATTGAAGCGCCAGATAGGACTATACGTGGTTCAGGAGCAGAAGGTAATCCCGAATCTCTCTATACCCCTCCATTAACAGGCAGACAGGTCGTTCAAAGTATTTTGACGACAGATAAAGTTGTATTTCGAGTATCTAATTTCTCCCCTTATGCCGACCAAGCTACTGATTTAGTTCCGTTTACGCCTGAAGAGTTTGAAGACACGACCCCTGTAAAACCAGTTGAGTACGGTAAACGCCCAGCAGGAGGACGCCGTGGTGAGTTATCAGGCAGCGGCCCTAATCGCCGCACAGCCCCTCTCGACTGGTACACAAGTTATGTACGCGGTGGAAACTTAAGTAAAGCCGTAGAAATTACCATGGATGCAGCCATGCGTACTTTGCGATGAACTACCAAGCAATCCGCGCCGTATTTGAATCACCCCTTTTGAGCACATTTGGCGCTCAAGTACCGCCTATCCCTGTGTATTTCGACAATGTTACTAACAGCAGCTCGGATGCTGTAGACGAATACGTTACTGTAAACATCCAGTTTGGAATAACAAATGAACCTGTACTTACGACCAGCGTGGACCACGCTCGTGGAATTGTCGTAATTCGAGTGTTTACGCCTAAGGGCAAAGGGCCGGGCCGCAACCAGCAGCTTGTTACCTTGGCAGTAAACGCTTTAGAGACAATCAACGCAACGCCAAAACCTGCTACCGGCGTTTATGCCCGTACAGGAAGTATCGACGGCCCAAACTTTGGCGTTGGAACATCTGATCAAGAATCTCGCCGGGCGTTTACGCCATTTTTTATCGGTCGTATAGAGACTGATTTTCAGGCAACTGTTCTCTCGTAGGTTGTGCTTAGTTACAGGCGCTAACCTGTATTAAGCCGGGCAGTGCCCGCCCAACAACGTTCACTTGGTACGCCCTATGGCCACCACCGTTCTGTCCGGCACGTCCGGCGCTCTTTACTACAAGCCCGCCGGCACCACCGGCACCTTTGGCGAATCCGGCGTCAACACTGGCACCGATGTAATCACCGTTGCCCCCTACCTGAACTTCAAGGTAGGCGACCCGGTGAAATTCCGCGTGGTGAACAGCCAGACCGGCGGCTCCGGCACTGGCACCCTGCCTGCACCTATTTCTGACGCCACCACCTACTACGTCCTGAGCTACACCGCTGCAACTGGTGCGCTCACCGTATCGACTACTGCTGGCGGCACCATTCTGGCCATTACCGACGATGGCACCGCTGTAGCCCCCAACGAGTTTGAGGTGTATTACGCCGACTTCGCCGTTGTCGGCCAAGTCCGCGACTGGAGCTTTGAGATCAGCCGCGCTGAAATCGACGTAACCACCATCGGTCAAACCCCCGGCCAGTACGTGCCTTTCCGCAGCTACATCAGTGGCTTCGGCGATGGCACCGGCACCGCAACGGTCTACATGACCAACGAGGACGCCGCCCTGTCCAACCGCATGATCGAGGACGTGCTCCAGCGCCAGCAAAACGGCGCTGCCTTCAAGCTCTACACCGACCGCGTGTTCAGCGGCGGCACTCTGAGCGAGAGCCTGAGCCGCTCCATCGCTTTCGATGCAGTGCTGACCTCGGCCAGCCTGAACATCAACCCCGACGACGCCCAATCGGTGACCGTCAACTTCCGTCCTGCTGGCACCCCGACCTTCGACTTCAGCACTTCTGCTTGATAGTCTGCTGTCGCAGTCAGTTCAGCAAGCCCCGGCTCCCAGCCGGGGTTTTTTATTTCTACTCCGCTACACTATTCCCATACCCAACGAACTGGTATGCCCGTTCCTGTACGCGCAATCGACCGTCTCCGCAAGGCCGCCAACCTGGAGCCAGTCAAAAAAGTAGTGGAGCTGTCTGATGGCAGCAAATTTGAAATGTGGGTGGCACCGCTGACGATGGCCGAACGCGAACGCGCCCAGAAGCAAGCCAAATCCGACGATGCCAACGCCTTTGCACTCCAACTGCTAATCGCCAAAGCCCTTGACGAATCCGGTTCCAAGCTATTCAGCGTCGGCGAGGTGGATGTGCTGAAGAACGAAGTAAAGGACAAGGACCTTCAAGCTCTGATGCTGGCGATCCTGACCGATGACGCCGAGCCAATCGACCCAAAATCCTGAGCGCCGAACTCCGCAAGGACAACTGGCTCATGCTCCAATTTGGCGTTGCCAAGGAGTTGGGCCTGACTCTTACCGAAGTTCGGACGACTATGACCGCCGAAGAATTACTCGGCTGGAGCGCCTACTTCCAGATCCTGAACGAGGACCAGCAAAAGGAAATGGACAAGGCTCGACGCCGCCGCTAACCCGGCGGCTTTTTTACGCCGTAAACTGAAGTACCAGAGTGTGACGTGGCGCCGTGGCTTACAGAGCCGATATTGAGATTGCGGTACGTGGCGCCCAAGAACTAAAGCGTCTACAGAACGAAGTATCAGCTACTTCAAAACTTGTAGATCAATTAAATAGTTATATACAGCATATAGGTGATGGAGGTATTGTTCGTAGTATCAATAATTTACGCAGCGTAGTAGCAGACGCTGGTGCAGCGTTTAGTAAAGCTGCTTTAGGTACAGAGGAAGCAACTACTGCGGCTACTAAATACGTTCAAGCTACATCAGCACTTAATGATGGGTTGCGTGAAAGAGCAGCATTACTCAAAAACATAGCGGATCAAGAGCGGCGAGCACGTTTAGCAGCTTCCGGCATCCGCGAAACGACTCAGTATGCAGGGCCAATCGGCCCTGGTCCCGCTTCCCCTGTTGGTTCGCTTGTTGGACAAAAATCTCCTGTAGAAGAGCGTATTCGGCGAACTATTCGAGCACGACAGGAAGAAAAAGATTTACAAGAAGCTCTATTGCAATTAGAGCAAAGATCAGCTCGTTTAGCTAACGAAGAATTACAAGCCCGTGGTGCTATAGCTGCAGCAACAGCTAAAGGCGTAAACGCCGCTAAGTTTGCCGCAGGTCAAACTCCCGGTGCTTTGATGCTCCCGGCGTTCCAAGAGCGTGGACTGCAAATCCTAAACAACAACGTAAAGCTAAATGAAAGCAATTTACGCATTGAACAAGCTTTGAATGGTGAAAGGGCTCGTGGAGTACGGTTCTTAGAAAAACAAAGCGCAGAAGAACAACGTCAAATTGAGCTAGGTATTTTAGGTCAACGAACAAATCGTCTGCCTGGGCAAGGTATGGCAGCTACTGGGAATTTTCCAGTAAGCGGCCCAATACCTCTGAGTCAATACGGAAGCCTAAGACGTGGCACAGCCACTTCAGCTTTCGGTCAAACACTTAGAAGCCGTGCGAGCGGCGCTGTCGGCAATGCTCTTATTGGCGGTGCGTTCCCCTTACTGTTTGGGCAAGGCAAAGGCGCAGCTGCTGGCGGCGCTATTGGCGGTTTAGTAGGCGGCGCTTTTGGTGGGGTAGGCGGTTTTGCGGGATCTCTCGTAGGCACCCTTCTTGGCGATATTGCTAGTCGCGGTCAAGCGATAAAACAACTTGGAGATGATATTGGATTTTCTGTTCAACAAACAAAACAACTTTCTGACGCCTTTAAGGTTGCAAATACAGATGTAGATAAATTTACCGCTGTTATTCAAAATATCCGTGGTGTTGGCTTAGCCCTTGAAGATCAGGCAAAAGCAATCCAGCTCGTAACACGTCTCACGGAAGCATACGGTGGATCATTCGAAAAAACTGGCAATTCAATCACCAGCGCATTGGAATCTGGGAAAGTAACCCAAGCAACTCTCAATCAACTTACAAGTCAAGGTATAAACATCCAGCAGGCACTAGCAGATAAGTACAAAGTAAGCAGGTCCGAAATACTGAAGATGGCTAAAGACGGTGAAATATCCGTTCAAAGTTTGATTGATACCCTTGTTGAGGTAGCCAATGCAGGCACTGCAGGGGCTACAAAAGTTAAAAGTAGCTATGAAGAAACTGCAACCGCAATGACTAACGCATTTACAAACGCAACCACAGGAATAAACACTAGTTTTACTAGCATACAAAATACAGTCGTAACAACATTTGATCGCATAATTAGAGCAGTATCACCCGCGCTCATAAAGCTGGCTGAAATTACCGGAAAAGTTATTTCACTAGGTGCTTATGTTGCAGAACTAGGCGTTAAATTTGCTGCCGCTTTTTATAGTATTCCCGGTACTATTCAAGCCGTAGGTACAGCGATTTCAAATATGATCCCAGGGCTCAGTGCTATTTACTGGACTCTATCTTCAATAGACAAACTTAGAGGAGGTGGGGGTAAAAATAGAGGCGGTTTAGCTACGTCGCTAAATCTAAACGCCGGAATGGATGGCGCAAACTGGCCTGCTGGAATACCGCGCCCCGGAACACCAGTCCAATCATTCACTGTACCGAGCGAATTTGGCCCTACGGGAGGTGCCGGTAAAAAAGGCCCTAAACCGCCCGAAGATCGCACGGCCTTACTTCGTGAAGATCTGCAAGCAATGGAACTTATGTCCATCACTCAAGATGGCATACGGGATGCTCTATTTGAAGGAAATAAAGAACTTGCTATACGCTTGGAGTACGACCAAAAAGTAGCTGACATCAATCGTGATACAGCTAAAGCTTTACTTAACGCTAACTATGAAACAGAAAAAACTGTAAT